TAGAAAATATTCATAATCTAATTTCAACCTTCTCCACAGATTTCAATATTCTGGTTATAGTATTTTTTGTTTTGTATGAAAACAAATCTGAGTTTTTAGCTTTATGCAGGGCATCTATGATAACCGATGGATCATAATCAGTAATGTTATTATGATTAATTTTTAATTTGATGCCCGACACAAAAGTATTAACAGCAATTAAAGTGATGAATATTTCCTCATCCGTATATAACGGTATCTTATAGCCTTCTGTCTTTGAAGGTTCTGGAAATTGATATATTTTTGCTGTCATCGAGAGCTCCTCACTCTCGATTATTTATTAGAAATGCAATTTTTTAATGTATTCGTCTAGCTGCGAATCTAAATTATCGTTGGTAATATCCATGTGTTTGGTGCAAAAATTTTTAATATGTTCTCTTACTTGTTCACCATCATAGATAGCATTGTGAATAGCTAGATATCCTGCATCCTGCGCTTGTGCATACGCATCAGGTTTAAAATTAAACACTCCATATAAAACATGGCGATAAGATCCTTTTTGTTTAATCTCTCCGTCAAAAATTCTTCTGCTTACAGCACAGAATACTTTTAACTGTTCTTCATATGAAAGAGAATTCCAATAAGCTTCACTATCCTCTCTAATTTTATTTAGATTTTCTCTGAAAATTTTTCCTAATTCTTCTAAATTATCCATTCGTTTCATCCTTATTGTCTGAAGCAAACTTATGGCTAGCATATCGTATTAATACGATACTAAATGACAGAATGAGAACAGTGATGCCTAAAGCTAGCATCTCCATCATATGTTCTTTGCCGTCAGCAACCAAATCAATTAAATGTCTTGTTAGTGCAGTGATACCAATATAAATTAAAAATCTAACAGGCATGTGATTTGTTTTGAAATAAATGCCTACCATTGCTCCTATTTCAAGATAGATAAACAACAACAGAATATCTTGTATTGTTGCATAATGCTGATAGAACATGACAAGGACTGCATATAGTGCAGACCATACTGTCATTGCACCAATTACAAATAGTGCAGTATAATGAAAAAACTGTACTAGTGTATTTCCGATCTGTCTTGTTTTTTCCAATTGATTGCTCATTTAATTCTCTTAGAATCATCTGCTACATTTTTATCTTCACGTAGCTCAATGAAGGTCGGTAGAAACAAACTTTCTACATTGCCAGCCTTATCCTGAATACGAGCATTATATTTTACTGTGGCAACTTTTCCTACAACATAGTCAACCACAAATTCTTTGCGCTGTTCATCAGTATAACCTGAACCAACATTGACTCGAATCATACCATCGTTAGATTCACAAATCAAAGCACCAAGTCGACCTTTATTCTTGCCAGTACCTTCTTCCCAACCAACAACCATTAGATCACATTCAAGTTCTGCTTTAAACTTAACTTGATCCTTGCTGCGTTTATCTTCCCAGATACCATTCAATGATTTAAGAATGATACCTTCCTGACCTTCATCTAAGTACTGGTTAAATAACTTGTTAGCAGTATATTGATTCTCTACAACTTTAGTAGGAACAATATCAACAAGATGACCCAATGCACTTTTGCTTTTGAATTTTTCTAAATTGGTTATTAAGAGCCCTAGTCTACCTTTGTATGGAATAGTGTATACACTTCTTACGAAATGTTCATAAGGAACAGCGTCCCACAAGGTTGCTCGAACCATTTCACCTTCTTTAGCTGACTGAGTACCTTTGATCGCCTTTGTTAAAATACCATTCCCGGTTTTCCTATCAAGCGGCTTACCACTTGAATCAGCAACAAGAAGTTCACCGTCAAACACAATATCAGTGCCATAAACATTGGCCAACCTAATAAACGCTTCGCCAAAGATATCTGACGCAATATCCAGTTGTCTTCCATTACGACTCCTAAATTCTACTTTACCGTTACGGACGATGGCGTTGAAGCGCATGCCATCCAACTTAAGCTGGACATATGCTGGGAATCCGATCTTGTCGACGAGTTTCTGGTCGAATCCAGAAGCCAACATGACGGGATACGTCTTGATAAGTCCTGGCCAGATTTTATTAATGGTTGGTTCGCCGACTCCACAACGAAGGTCTTGTTTGATGATCCTTTCAATAACGCTGGCATCTTGTGCATCAAGTGACTCCAAAATAAATTTCAAATGTTCAATTGCAGCATTACCAGTCTTGTTACGAGTGGCAAATTGCTGTTCAAGTTCTTGCATAGCCCAAGATAGTGCTGCCTTAGCCTCAGCTTTGTCAACAATATAATTTGGGATTTTGCGAATGTAATAACTAATCATAGGATCATATGCTAGACGAAATGTATTTTTCAATACATCGTTACCAGCATGTTGCCGAAGAATTGCTTCTTTGGCTAAACGGGAATTGTCTGCAGCAAGAGCTTCAAGAATATCAAATACGTTCATCATATTACCTATCAAGAATAAATTACGTTAGCTTGGCGGTCATTCTTAAGTTTGCGCTTGTACGAAGTCTTATTCTCAACTACTCGAGGACGATACTTCGGCGTACGAAGATCTTTTGCTACAGGGTTACGGCGCTTTTCGGTTTTCATTTGATTCTCCACTATTTCATTATTATATAGTAAAAAGATATCCGTGTCAACCGAAGGGTTATTCAAAATCTGCTTATAATTTAAGCATGAAATGGTTGTATCTCAGCATTTATGGAAAAAGAAATAGATTTGTAATCATGAGGTCGAATCATAACTGCATTTTTAGCGTTTTCTATTTTAGAAAAATCATCATAAACACCTACGATTTCATTTTTCCTGACACGATTAATCTTATCATGCCATCTTGCTTCAAGAATGTATACTGTTTTCATAAGTTTAATAAGGTAATAGAGCCAGCGCGATTGTCAATTGTAATACCTGTAGTATCATCATTCACTACCTCAATGTCTATTTGAAAAGGAGTTTGAAAACCTGTTATCGAATTATTCCCCGTTATTACTAATGGTGAAATTTGAGATATAGATAATGGTGCTAAATTCGCAGTTGTCAATCCATACATTGGGGTTAATGCACCACTATTATTGCCATTGCCAACATACGAAGTAAGTGTTGTTTGATTTTTAGTTAATACTTGTTCTATCTCATATGGAGTATGACCAAGTGTCTGTAAAAAAACTCTAAACTTTTTTACTATATTGTCAAGATCAGTATTTGTAGATATGTTGACAACATCTCTCGTATTGGAAGAAACAGAAACATATGAGAATGTTACTGTATCCATTATGCTGCTCTGTCCATCGTTGTCGTGCTGGTGATGGTTTCATACAATACTTCAAATTCTTCGTGTTCTTCTACCTCACTATTAAAATTTTGCTTATGATAGGTTTTTGCCATACGACGAAAAGTCTTCTTTGACAAGTTTTGCTCATCACAAATATTCTTAATTGCTTCACGAATAAAGTCTCGCTCGGCATCAATACGAGTCATTGATGCACTAATTTCTTTCATACAATCTAAAATTGCTTTACGATCTGCTGGACTGCTGGGTACGGTCATAATATTATCTCCTCATAGAAGCGAATTCTTTCGCTTGTGATTCACTAAAGACAGGTTGCAGACAAGACTTGTGCACAATAGATACACCTAATACCTTGTCACCAGTATATACCGGATTTTCTTTTTTGGCACCAACACCTGCACCCGAGTCATGACTTGGAATAAAACGAGTCTCACGACCAGGCGGCGGACCTAACTTAGGCATTGGTCTTGTTAAAGACCTAGGCGCAGTTACTTTTCGTTGTGTCTTATTGATGCTGGACAATTTCTGTTCCCATTCTGCTTGAAGTTCAAGATCACGTTTTTTAGCTTCGGCGGAGGCATACTTGACCTTGCGCTTTTTGCTATTACCAATATTGTTTAACCAAGGGCCAACTAAAGACATAAACACCTCACTGTAGAATAATCATATTATATAGGTATTAGTTACGCTTGTCAAATGCTCGATATTTCCAATAATGAACAGTTCGAGAATCGTATACTGGGTCTTTTGGAACGTTTGGATCAACGGACCATTTTATAATAGGTTCAGGAATGTCCCTTTTAGGTTTAAAGAAAAAATTCTTTATTCTTTCAAAGGGACTTTGGCTTTTTTTGGCTTCTTTTCTTCCTTGATTTGAGGAGGAAGAAAATTTGGAAATGCCTGATCGACCAATTCATGTGTCACAGACTTGTATTTGCTTTGTAGTGTCTTATCTTTTGCCAGGCAGACTAACTCTGCCTCTTTCCAATGCATACCTTCAAGCATTTGAATGAACAAAGATTCTTTTCTAATTTTAGTAATGTTCTTTGTTGGATCAAGCCAAATATAAAAACGTCTAAATTCAACGAACAAATTAGATTCAGAATACCCTTCAGGTAAATTGATATCCTTTCTAAAAGGAGGCTCACCTGGAGGCAGGTCCATTTTAATAGCGGGATCAAAATTTATTTTAAGAATGCCTCTTAAAACAGCATGATCATAAGAACGTAATACTTTAATCTTATTTTCTTTACTGGTTTGTTTTTCTACTTCTTCAAGGACTTGTGGAACAGATGTCTTCATTAAAATTCCTCTATAACTTCAAGCATATTCTTCATTTTATTCTCAATGAAATAATTAAGAAGTTTGCTACGATCTTTGTTTGGTTGTGATACGAAGTTATTTATCACTTGTTGTCTTAGCGATTCTGGAATTTGTGTAAAGTCAACAAGCATTTTGTTTCGTTTAAATCTTGTAACAAATTCATCGTCATTAGGCATTCTTGTTGGATCATTCAACCATTCTTCTAATTTCTTTGTTGAGATTGCTTTTTGACGTTCTCCTTTGACGAGGCAGTCATCAGGCGAGAGTACGTTAGGAATTCCGTCTCCTTTATCCCCGCGGATAGTATGTTCCAATACATATCTCTGCGGCGTCGTGTCAGCATTGACATGTTTTTTCTGAATTGGCGAGAACTGTTTGACATTTCTAAACCTCTGTAACTGTATAAAGTCGTGATCACCGGATACAATCATAAAGGGTTTTGGATCACCATCAGCAAATGGTGAAGCATTCATCAAATCATTAGTCTGAGACCACTCTGCCAAAATAGCAATGACATCATCTGCCTCGGAACCATCAACATTGATCACTTTGTATGGAAAATATTTGTCAAGTTCGTCACGAATCATGCTTAGTGTTTCAAAAATCAATCTCCAATCGAAACCTGACTCCTCTCTTGCTTTCTTTCTTCCGGCTTTGTACAATGGAAAGACATCTCTGCGCCAATAATTGCGAGAATCGCATGCAATTACCAGATCTCCATAGGTTTTGCCGAATTTCTGCTTATAACCTCGCAAAGAATTCACAATCATATGACGTAAAAGTCCAACATTGATCTCTACGTCGGTTCTACCGCCAATTTCTGCCATAAAATTAGAAATAGCGGTCTGATTATAGTCAACGACAATCATTTTACTGCCTTTAGAATGATAATTTCACTATTTAGACGTCCATTTACGTCTTGTTTCTTGGTTTTGATGCTTTCCATAAATTTTCTCAGCTGCACTTTACCCGCTGACAACAATTCTTGAAGCTGATCTGCTGGTTTTCTCAAGGTTTTCTGTTCTGACATCTCGGGATCATAATTCTGCAACGAAGATCCCTTCACCTGAATGCCCTGCGATGAATCAGTGCGATATAAACTCAATTTTTTCTGCTTAGTATTGTATAACCACACCGACTGAGCACCAACAATCTCGACAGGATTGACCGAGGACACATTCAATTCATCATCTTTGATCTTGTACTTTAGATTTTTTGTCTGTTGTACTGGTGTTTTTTGTCTCACTGTACGAGGTTTGCGATTTGCCTTCTTAAATGCACCGTATTTTTCGCAATCTTGAATCAATGCAACGAAAAATTTAGCAACGTTCTTCTTACTAGTCTTGGTGTAATGAGAATACGCCTCATTCAACTGCGCATCTTTACCTTCTACAATCTCAATCCATTCACGAAGTTTATTCTTAGCCCATTCCTGAATACGAGTTACATACACCTGGGGGATTTCTTTCGCTTTCATGTCTGCTTCAAGCGAAAATTCTGTTCCATTTGAAATGTATTCGTCATAAGCGCCTTCCAAGGTGCCAATGTAATTGGTAATTTTGTCATTCAAATGATTTTGAATAGACGGCTTGTTAGAAACTATAACGGTTTTTGCCACAGCCGGAGTATTTACTGTTTTTAGAATCGTAAAAATATAGTTATTGAAGTTCTCGATATGATAATCGCTAAGTTTGGCGCCTTTGTTAAGGACTCTCGCGATCCAACCATAAGTTGGTCTGATCTCTTTATCGCTAATCTTATCGAAATCTTTTAGATCAGCAGTACGATTCTTCTTGATGTATTCTCTTAGAAACTTGCGAGCATCTGCTTTGTTCCCATCAATAGAATACCAGTTCATGGCATTAATAAAACGAATCGAGTAGCCCTCAACCCCAGCAACGATTTCGGTTGCATTTGGTTCGGCTCCAACGACAACATTCTTCGGATTTGCTACTCGTTCAGCTCTTGCCATTATCTCTCCAGAGAAAATTTAATTTCTTTGATTGAATCAAATCTTACAGATCGCCATTCGTTAATATCAACATCGGTCACAGCTACCGACTCGTTGTTTCGTTGTTTGCCGGTACCACTCGTTTCGGCAACAAGATTGTCTTGTAGAGTCGCTCGCATTTGTCTAATAGTACCATCTTTTTTGACGAAAGTCAAGTCCACGATACGTTCGCGAAGCAGATCAACGAGCCATGATCTAAAATGAGCACGTTCTTCTTCATTAAAGCTTGTATATGCCACGGAATCGAGCATACCTTTATTTTCAATGTTTATCATAATATTAAAGTATATAAAAAAGTTATTGGATTACTACTTGCGGCACTGATTGTTGAACAGGTTGATTACAGGATACTACTACATTCTCGTAACGATTCAAATAAGGATTGAAAATGTTCACTAAACAATTACCAGGTTGAGGTGCAACTACTTGCGGTTGAATGACTGTGGGTTGTTGGACAATGACTGGATTTTGATTTCTCGCGATCTCGTAACCAATGACACCACCAATGATGGTGGGAGCAACCCAACCCCAGTGATTGTGATGTATCGGACGATGTCCGTGATATCTATGTCCATGAGCGTCAACTGAGGTTGACACCAAAGCTGTGCCTGCTACTAAAGCGAATGCTATTAACTTACGCATTGTCGACTCCTAAGTCTTTATATGCCCTTATTATAATGACAACAGTCACACTTGTCAAGCATTTTTATTATTATCGGAATATCCATCGATTCTGCTTAAAACTTGAGCATAATCAGCGGCGGTATCGAATACAAACGCCGGATGATGCATACTGGTATTCTCCAGATGATAACAAATATTCAACTGTACCAGTATCTCTAGTATTCTAGATCTGCTCCATTGATCTAACGGCCATATCATGAGTCTGTATGGATTCACCGTGATCTGTGGTCTTATGTCGTACGGCATTATATATTTATTGCCAGTGGGTTCCCCCGAACCAAACCACCAATGACTTACGAGTCCCACGTGTTACTGGTGTCACTCTGTGCAACAAATAAGACGGAAAGAAACACAATGTACCTTGTTCCCTCGGTGCCTTGACAACTCCAGAAGCACCCCATATCTCCAGATCCCCACCATCATATTCCGCCGGATCATT